GAAGTTGACGACGTGGCCCCTGATGACCTTCGGCGTGATGGACGCGTCGAGTGTTCCGGCCTCAGTCTTGCCCCAGACAGTGACGCGGTCCTGTATGACGTGCTCGACTATGTGCAGGATGATCTCGTTGCGCCGCTGAAGAGCGCGCTGCGCCGCCTCCACATATGGCTCGAAGTTGAGACGTGCGATGCCGGACAGCACCGCCGTCTCGTAGCCGCTGGCAGCGCCTGTGGGCCGCTGTCCCTGCACGACGCGGGGCGCGGTGTTGGCCTCGATGCCGGAGGCGAGCATCCCCTGAGCGACGGAGAGTTCCTGTGGAGGCGTTGGAACGGATGCAATCTTCCGTTCCACGTTTGGCGGCAGGTAGTTCTCTGCGCCGGGGGTCTTGTCGTAGTCGCTCTGCGCCTGTGTGACCAACGACTCCGGGCCAGACCATTCGGCAGACGGCCATGCGTAGCGGTCCACGATGTCTATGTAGCGGGAGGCAAGCATGGACTCTGCCTCGATCATCTCGAAGTTGCCGTCGAGGATGCCCCTGTACAGGTGCTCGGGCTTGTTGCCTATGGTGGCGAGACCGGTCTGCGGCCAGTGCATCGTCCACGGCAGCGTGTGGTAGCCGTGCTGCTGCGGCGCGAGCGCCCAGCGCTTCTCGGCAAGGTAGGCGACCTGCGAGTGCGTCCACACTTCAACGAACTGGACCTGCCCATCCCTTGCCGCTCCGTCCCAGTCGGGGAAGTGCGCCCGCACCCATGTGACGTCGATGTCATAGAAGCAGATGAGCCAGCGGGGATCGTTGCCGTTGTTCACGTCCCAGACCATCATCTGCGGGTTGACGGCCTTCGAGATGACGGGCCATGTCACGGCCCGTTTTTCCATGACCTCTTCGAGTTCTTCCTTGTAGCGTTCGATGTCGCCTGAGTCTTCCGGCGGTTCCGGGAACTCAGACCACCTGTTGAGGGCGAATTCCGTCTTTTCCCATGCGACGCCGTAGAGAGCCTGGTGCTGGGCCGTGATCTTGCGGGTTGGAGTGTCCTGCTCAAGCCTGTGGTTCGCGCCGCGCAGGAACTTCTCGATCTGCTCGGCGCGGGACTGGCCGCGCGGGCCGGGAGGCGGAACGGAGATGTCCAGAAACGGCGGCGTGACGTGCTGTACGAGCGTCTTGATGATGGACTCGGCGGTGCCGAGATGTATCTTTGTGCCGTCGTCCGCCGCCCTGACCTCGAACTCGCCGAGAAAGAACGTGTCAGCCTTCTTGCACTTTTTCCAGAACTTCCCGAACCTCTCTATCTCCCGCGCCATGACGGACTCAACCCAACTGATCGTGATGTCCGGCTCGTCCAGTTTCGGGGCACGCTCAATGCTGATGATGTCGTCGGTCGAGCGTGAGATGTTCGTAACGTCGAGGGTTGTCAATTCCTGATCTCGATTCCGTTCAGTATCCAGTCGGGCGGCAACACATCGTCATGCCGTGCGTCCCTTGCAGCGAACACCAGCCGGCTGTAGCGACGCTTCCCAGAACGCCCGCCCATCGGAGCGATGCCTGCGCGGGTGGGGAAGTGATGCTCGCCAGTTTCCGATTCCAGATTCAGCGAAGGCGGGTCGCAGCCGTAGAGTGCAAGGCACTCCGCATCCACCCAGTCGTCGTGTCCGCCTGACTGCGGGAAGAAGTGATGGCCCCGGTTGACCGTCTCCCTGTGCGCCATGTCCTCCAATTGCAGGATCAGTTTCGACCATGAGGCGGGGAACGAGACGGTCTCCTGCTGAAGCGAGATGGCGTAGTCGAGATAAAGCTGGTACTTCTTCTGCGCAGTGAAGTTGTACGCGACGACCGGGATGCCCTTGTAGGCGAGTTCCTGGTACAGCCGGTCCTCGGCGACCTGTCCACCAAGCCCCGTGGCGTCCATGACGATCCGCTCCAGGCCCCATCTCTCCGCCGTTGCCTTGACGGTCTGCTCCTGCAGGTTCCAGTCGGTGTTCCGCATCTCGACTGCGTGTACGGATTCCCGCGTGCGCCTGTCCTTTATGACGAGAACCGTTGAGTCGTTGGAACGGCCTATGTCGAGACCGCCGACGTACTTCCGGGTGTCTATCGGCCTGATGAGTTCGCTGGCAGTGGCAACCTTCCTGATGTTGCGGAAGAAAGCGCCCTCGCCCTCCGGCTGCTCCGCGAGGTACATGCGCTTCCAGTCCTCTTCGAGCATGGTTTCCCTGTGCTCAAGGATTTCTGCGATCTGCTCTTCCGTAAGGAGCGGGTTGTCGTGATATGTGGCCTTGAACGATTCCCTGCGTGAGTTGGGGCGTTCCTTCGCTGCCTTGAAGAGCCTTGCGAACCAGTGCGCGGGCGTGGATGGCGGGATGCCCTCGACCAGCGCACGGCCTGCGCGTCCCGGCGACTGGAGCATCGGGGCGAGCTTGGTCCACGCCTGCTCCCTGATGTCCTGCGCCTCGGTGACATGCAGGAAGTCGAGGCCGGCAGACTGAAGCGAGTCCGGGTTGTCCGCAGACTTCAACTCCCACAGCACAACCCGCCTGTAGCGGCCTGAGAGCCAGCGGCCTCCCTCGTCCTTGAAGACGAGCCAGACGCGCAGGTCGTCCTCCTTGAACCCGCTTCCCCTGCCGCCGTTCTGCCGGTAGTCATCCCTGTACGGGTTGACCCTTGAGACCATGTGCTCCGGGATGAACGCCTGCATCTCGTTCCAGACCTGGTACATCTGCGCCTTCGTGGGGGCGACGGTCCAGACGTGTATCGCAGGGACAAGCCCCGCCTCGTCCGCCGTGAGCCTCTTCCCGCCCATTGAAGGCATCTGCACAGGCGTAAGTGAAATCTCGTCTATGACAGAGAGGTCTTCCTGAAGCGCCGCCCGCGTCTTGCCCGCCCGCCGCGCCGCCTGCACGGTCTTCACCTTCGCCCTGCTGGCGTGAAGCCGCTGCTGCCACGGAAGCGGCGCGTATGAGGGGCGGATGCTAGGCAACGTCTTCATCCTCGTTGGCGTCCATGATATCGCCCTCCTCCCCGATCTCCTCCGCAGTTGGAGCCATCCAGCGCGTCAGCCCGCTTTCCTCCGGAACTTCCCTGCCATCCTCCTCCCTGTCCGTGTGGTGGAACACCGTCTCCCTCATGCCCGCAGGATCAATGATCGCAGTGATGTTCTTCTGACCGGTCTGCTGAAGCGCGAAGTCCGCGCCCTTCCCGCCAGCCTTCAACCGACTGAGATGCAGGTACTGCACATTCTCGTCCGAGTCCTGGTACACGATCCGCAACTGCTCCTGTGAAAGCGCGGCAAGCCAGTTCTCAACCTTCGCATACCGCCCCTCAGCCCTGTACTCCTCCAGCCGCGCCCCAAAAGAAGGGTGCCCCGAGATGACCTTCTTCAACTCCTCATGGTCCCTCTCGAACTCCTGGCAGAACTCTTTGATGCCCTGCTCACTCGCCCCGAAAACCTCCAGCATCATGTACAACTGCCGCAGGCTCCGCGGCCACTCCCACCACTCCGGCAACGCCTTCTTCACACGCGTGCGGATGTTCGCTATCCCGCCATCGCGCGCCTTCCGAATCGGCTTGGAGGCGTTCTTACCAGGCATCACGCTGCCTCCCCTACAACAAGCTCCACCCACCCGCAGCACTCGCACACCGCAGGCGGGCCTTTCTCCAACGGACACCCGCAGTCAGGGCACATCGCCACCTACTAGAACATACCCGCCTCAACCTGACAAGCACCGTGTCAACTTCCACGCCCACGCCCGCAGGGATGCCGCAAGCGCAGGGGGCAAGCAGCGCAGGCGGCTCAGCGCCGTGGGGGCAGGCATGGGCACGCGGAACCGTCTCAGCGCTGTGTACCCTACCTCCCCTTCCTTAGTACCCGCCCGCCGCCTATCGGCGCTCGCCTCGCTGGCCTCGTGCGTATGCCTGCCCTCGTGCGCGCGCACGTCCTCTTACGTAGACGCGTGGAGCAGGGCGAGCGGTGGCACGCTGAGGTGGGTGGGAAAGCTGGGGAGCAGGGGTGCTGCGAGTGTCACTGGCGAGACACTGGGAGAGAAGGGGCGAGTGTCTGAGTGAGACACTGGAGCCAACTAAGCGCGTGGGTAGCTGTACGTCGGCTGCGCTTCACGCGCGCTTGCTGTTGAGCCGCGCGCGGGAGCCGCTGGCGTTCCCCGTCCACCCTGAGCGCCGTCACTTGCTAGGCGCGGCGTTGTGGCGCGCCCTGTAGGTGGTAAGCGGCCCCCTCCGTAGGTTCCCCCACGGGTTCGGGTTGGTCGCAACATCGCTGGGGAGCGCGGCGGTCAACATGGCCGCGTCCTGCGCTGGCTCGTGCGTTGGAGGTCATCATCAGCCGCGAGCGTGAGCCAGGGTGCGCCGCGGCCGTTTCCCCTGACTAGAACACGACTCCCCGCGGTTGGTCAAGCGCGGTGTCTCATTCCCTCCCCGATTGGTCGCGCATGGGACTTGACAAGGCGTGCGTGGCACACGTAAGGTTGCGGCGTAAGGTTCGACACAGTGAGACGGGAGTGAGAGCGATGGAGTCAGGTACATACAAGGCCGAGTGGTTCACTGCCGAGGATTGCTCGCGGGATCACGGCTGCAATGGCTTCCACTCGCGGAGGGTCCGCGGTGAGGTTGAAGTGGTGAAGTGCGCCGTGCCTTGGCATCAGTACGCGGACCACTGCGTGATGATCGGCTCAACATGCTACCCGGGCGGGTCGGCTGGAATCACCATCCTCGAACCGGCCGAATCGCTCGACTTCCGCTGCCGTGAATGTGGCGAGATGTTCGAGTCAGTGGGCGAGATGGTCTGCTCGCCATGCACCGACGAACTGGCACGCCTCAATCGCGAACGATGGTTCCAAGAGTACGCGGCACAGTCCTAACCCGCCTGACGAGCTGCGCTGGACACGCAGCGAAACGCCCCACGCGGGCGTCGCGGATGGTCCGCAAGCACACAGGCGGCGATGGCCGCGGGAGTAGAGACGATGGCGACACTCACGGAGACGATG